CAATACCGTTCTGTACCCAAGGATCGGCGCGTAACTTCTCAATCTTGCTTTCAAACGTTGACCATCCCGTAGGCGCAATTTCATCACTGATTGACTTGCTACTTAGTGTACGAAGTACATACGCCACCGGGTCTTGCTCTGGCGTTAATGCGGCCTCTATCTCTTGCTGCACGTCAGTAAAACGCTGCAGTGGCTCTGGCTGCGCCAGCCTCTCGCCTAGTGCGGCGATGGCTTCGCTGTGTCCATCCAAGTCTTTGTTTGAGTTTGAATATGGATGTGCTTTTATCAGCGCCTCCAGCGCTTGCTGCATCAGTTTACGGTCAGTCATACCCACCCCGCAGCACTTACAAACTCATCCCACGTCATGTCTATTACTTTGTCTTCTAAAATGATTATGGTCATTTTCATTCTCCTGTAGGGGCTTGCGCCACTGTTTTTATTATTAAAAAACTTTATTGCTGGGTTGCAATTATTTGAAATGATTGATGTTCCAATCGTTATCCCACCATTCGAGTAAGTCAGGCAACGCTGATATAGAACAGTTCACGCCGTCACCCTCTTGTACACATTTGAAAATGTTGTCTCCCAGACCGATTAAAGAAAACCTGTCTCCGAACAATTCTTGCGCGACTGTTTTGGCTTCATCTAGCTCAGAATCTGCGTCAAAAATAAAACTGTTGTTTTTTACAGTGATGCTCATTTTTCATTCTCCTGGTGTTAATTAGCTTTATTGCTAACCATGCAGAGAATTATACACACTTAAACAGACTATGCAAGCCTTTTTATCCCACCATGTGAGAAAACACACATTGCCGCATCGCGCTCGTGTTGGTTGCTTTTTTTCTGCCAGCCCGTCAGCTTGTTAAAAGTCTCAGCGTCCAGCTTGCGCCCTTTGTGCTTCGGGCTTATTCCGTGGGCGTTTATTTTCATTTCTTCACATAAAGCGCATATTAGGTTGCATATAGCGTCAACCTGCCCGACATTCCGGGCTATCTTCATGCGTGCAGCTTGGCTAGTGCCCCGGCTCCAGACTGGCGAAGTCAAGCGCGAATCCTCAAATATCACGCTTGTAACGGAAAGGCTAGGAAGCAGCGTTATTAGCTGAATCGGCGTCCAGGTGGTTAGCTTTGTGAGCTTTCCGTCCTCAAATATAGCTACTCCCGTATTTGTACCGGGGTCAAGTCCGATTAGCATACTCATTTATCAGCTTAGTCACGCCAGCAGAAAAATTCCCGCCGCCGATCTTTTTCGCTTTTTCATGCGCTTTTTTTGAAATGTAGATATTCACGCGCTTTGCGTCTTCAATTGTTTTTGGCTTGCCGATTTTTTTAGTGTCCATAATCTCATTCTACACACTTACGCGGCAGGTTCAAGCCTTTTGTCCCAATCACACTCAAAAGAAAATGGAAGCCTGCCGAATATCTGCATTAGCTCCCGCTCTTTAGCGCTTAACGCGCAGCCTTTCGACATCTCTAAGCCAGCCTGTTGACTTCCCACAGGCAAGAATACTGGTTTTGACGCGCTCGGCAATGTCGCGTCCAAGTCGGGCTTCAATGTCTCGCAAGTAGTCCGCGACTTTATCTCTTTCCCCATCATGAAAATTCTCGACGGCGCAGCAGAAACGCTCAAAAGTCTCGGCGCGTTCATTCGTTTGCTGCCTCATAGGTTTCTGCGATGTATTCAATTATTTTTTGCGATGCAATAATATTTTGAGACAAGAAAGCAAGCGCCATCTGTCTGTCTTTAATAATAAGCTCTGGCAGTTTGCGCCCGGCTTCTTGTATTTTGAGTACGTCTTCGCTGTAGTCTTTCATTTAGTAACCTCCTGCTTTGCAATATAAAGCAATAAATTTACATGGTGTAGCAATAAATGCTGCAATAGCTTTAAGCTTTGTAATAATCCAAAAGTAAACCAATAACGCAAACAAGAACAAGTAAAATCCAAGCAACGCCTTCAGCAGAAATTTTCATCATTTTTCCTTTTCACATAACCCTACGTTCCAGCGGATTCGCTACGCTCACCGCTTAACTCTGCGTTAGGAACTATTACGCCGTGTCTTTCGCATACAGCACCACGTTCGTCATCCAGTTCAAGAATGCACCATTTGTCAGTGCCTTCACATTTTGGGCACGACCAAATACCACTTTTTTCTTTCATTTCACTATATGTAGGCCAAGCCATGGTTATTAATCCTCAAAAATGTATTGCTTGTAAAAAACCAATTCAAAGCAAAAACGGCATAGAAGGAAACGGAAATCCTTATTACGTTACATGCAAAGAATGTGGTGCAAAAAACGAAATAATTAAAACATCGGGCGGTAATGGTGAACCATTAAATTTTTCTGTAGTTAAATTATTTCCCTAACCCATCGTTCCAGCGGACGCTCCGCACCGCTGAACTTATCCGTTAGGACTATTGCTTAATGAATCTGCCCATTTCACTTCCACAAGAAGCGGTTTCTCTCCTACGTTTGCGTACAAGTACCAATGATCCCCATGGCGAAGTTCATTGCTATCTAGTGTGGTGTGACCGATTACATGAAATTCACGAAACGGAAATCGAACTCGCTCAGATGGTGGCGTTATCAAAATACCTAAACGACGAAGGTCTTCAATTGCCTTTAACTGTTCATCCATAATTCTTCCTTTTTCATTAAAAAACCTAACACTACGTTCCTGCGGATTCGCTACGCTCACCGCTGAACTTATCCGTTAGTCGCCAAAGCACCCGGGCTTGCCGCACCACAGCCGTTCAATTACCGGCTTGATGCCGCCGCTCCAATCTTGTTCGCCTGCGACGGTCACGGCCTTGTATGCCAACACCGCGCCGCCGACCCAGATGCACAGGATTAGCACGAGCACGCCGCCAATAAACCACGTCACAAAACGTTGCATGCGATTGAATCGCTTGTCGAAGTCGCTGTTCCAGCTTTTCATCATTTTTCCTTCAATAACTTTAAGCTTTGTAATAATCCAAAAGTAAACCAATAACGCAAACAAGAACAAGTAAAATCCAAGCAACGCCTTCAGCAGAAATTTTCATCATTTTTCCTTTTCACATAACACTACGTTCCAGCGGATTCGCTACGCTCACCGCTTAACTCTGCGTTAGCCGTCAGGGTGAAATTGACCGTGTTGAACCACTCTTCGGGGAATTCGCGCAAGTACAGCGTCGTTGAAAATCCGCTAATCTCCGTTTCCTCAACCGTGAATTCGGCTCCCACTTTTAGACCTAGCCGCCCGAGCCTGTCCTTGTCCACCTGTTCTCCGTTGTTCGGGAACGCAAACACCACCTTCGTTCCTTCCGGTGCGTCAATCGGCATGCACTTCATTTCTTCATAGGTTTTTACCATGTTTTACTCTCCTTTAGGTAGTTCTGGTAACGGCATCCAAAGGGTAGGTTGCCACTGCAAATATCTTTGTGCACAATGAGAAAACCATCCATCAACGAGCCATTCGACAGTACCGCCAGATACAATTATGCTAGTCCCATCCTTCGGTGCAGTCTCTATAGGTTGCCAAGTCATTTCATCTCTCCTTTGTTTTTTTGAAGCATGTATTGGACTGCGCTACCGCCTCTATAAGTACTTCCATTTCATGAATAAGAAATTTTATAATTTCAATCAGTTCCTCTCGTGAAAGCGTGTCAATTTCTTTTCCCTTCCATGTATGTATCATTTCACTCTCCTTCATTTTGTGTGTAGTTTACACAATAAAATATAACTGTCAATCAAAAACTATCCCATCAAATCCTAAATTGCGCGGTTTTTTGTTTTCTTGCTTCATGTACTCATCTTCAATCTGTTTCGACTTTGCGGTTAAATAAGCGTCAACTTTATAAAGCCATTTCGCTGGCATTATTTTCCCTTTTTCGTCCAAATCAGTCTTTTTAGGCATCAGTTCAGGGTAATGCTGTTTGAGTATAGGTTTGTAATAGTGCCAAGGAAAGGCTATACGACCCACCATTGCTTTTCTAATGTCTGCCGATAGTTCCACCACATCCTTGCCATCTTCTTGCATCCAGCGCGTTATAGCCATGCTTGCGTATGGTGCGCGTCCAAAGTGGCAATTACAGTACCAATGCTGGCCATCAATGCTGTTACCGGCTGGCGCATCGCAGTTGTGAGCATTGCATCCTGTTGACTTTGGCTCTTCCTGTTCTTTTTTAACGGTCAATTCCTTAAACTTTTTCATCTGTGATATTTCCCTTCTAAAACCTTAGCAAAGTTATTTGGCCTCATCAGCCATTCAAAATCAGCCCGGAACGGAACTTTCCCATTCCTGCCATCAGCGCTACCAATCAAAAACTTAGATTCAGCCACTTTCAAAAAATACGATTCAAAAAACTCAAGACCTTCGCTTTCCGTTTCCCAACTATCAGCCTGGCAGACTTCCCGCCATCGGCTTGCAGCATAAGCCTGTCGGGTTTTTGTCATTACCGCCACTTGTGGGCAGGTTGGCAGCGCTTTGTGGTACAGATCAACTAACTTTTCAACAGGGCATCTTAAAGGTGCATCGCGTGAGCGATCACTAAGATACGTAGTATCTTTATCTTTTATATTGGTTATTGGTTTATGGTTAGTGGTTAGGTGGAGGTTCGTGTCTTGTTCGTTCACGGTTCGTTCACGGTTCGTTCGTCTTTTTTCTTCGCGCTCTTTTGCTATTCTTGCGTTAGTGCTTGAATTTTCGTGATATTTATCAATTTCATCCTGTATTCTTGACTGAAAATACACACCGTTGTTTTCTGTAAAGAATTTTTCTAAAACAAACCGGACTGCCTCTTTTTCTTGGTCAGTTCTAGCCCAACACCAGTCATAAGCCTGTTCGATTGTCGGGAATTGTTCACGGTCATAGCACGCATCCATCAGAAGCGTGTACGCTCCGTGCTCAAGCATGGAAAGCCTTCCAGCTTTTTTGTGGTAATCCCCGATGTTTCTTTTGAAGTAATGCATACAATCCTCTTTGGTGGACGATCCCGTGTGAGAATTACCGGGAGCATTCGACTCGGTGGAGTCATTGAGGCGGCATCGAGACCGTCCCCAAAGAGAACTGTATCAATGCTCCATTTACGCTTCTCACGGCGCAATTAGATTTTATTCGTTTGCTTCAAAAATGCAAGCCCCTGCTTAGTAATCGCCCACACTCGTGCGGGTCGTCCTTTTTTGCTCAGCCTTGTATCAGTCGTAACTCTGACATAATTTGTCATCTCTGGCAGTCGTCTGCTTATCTGGTACTTGTCTAACCAGCAATAATCTGCTATTTCGTCAGCCGTTTTGTTTTTCATGTCGGCTAATGCCAGCAAAATAGCTCGATAATGACGAGGCGCAAAGTTTGCCGCATTCTCGCCAGCCAGCTTACTTGTTGCCGGGTCTGTCTTTCTTGCTCTCATTTTCATCTCCTATAAAAGAATCACAGCCTTTGTCGGGAATTAAAAACGCTTCAAAGTCGCGCACTAATTGATACCCAGGTCGCCAAGGTGAAGTGAACCGCAAGCATTTATTACGCTGTTCGCACTTTTTAGCCTCGCATCTTGCCATGTCATAAGGTAATGTCATATTTGACCTTTGCACGGCCATGTAGCGCCAAACACTGCTATAACTATGACATATCCGTCTAAGTGCCGATATTTTGGGTCTATCTTTAGGTAGTTATGCACAACATCACGCGCTTGTCCGAAAGTAACTCCATCGGGTGAACAGTGGGCAGTCCCTCGCGTAAACTGAAAAATGCCTGTTATGTATCCTAATGCATGACTTTTGAGCATATATTCACTGCTTTCTATGTTGTCCAGGAGTGTGTTTCCTGTCACTTGTGCGCTTGCGGTAGAAGCGGCGAACAGCAGGGCGGCTAATAACTTTTTCATGCTTTCTCCTTGATAGTTTCAATCAATAAACGTATTCCATTTGAACTGTCTAACGGTCTTTTGCCGTTTTCTTTTAAGTATTTCCTTCCCTGCTCGTCAATCCATAGTTTTCCTGCTTGACGTATATTTACTGTTTTAGCAACGTTCAGGCGTTGTAGTGTTCCAGTGTGCGTGTACATTAAATCACCTTTATCAGTTCACGTTCAAAAAGTTGAGCTATCGTCTTTCGGTGTGCTTCTTCCCAAATCTCTATGCGCTCTGTTTTGTTTAATATGCTGCCCTGGTCAATATCAGCATGACACCTGAAACACAAAGCCGCTACCCTGTAATCATGTGCTTTTATTCCCTTTCCTTTGCCGTCTCTGAGTTGGTTCGAGTGTGCCGCCACTACCGTGCCATCTTCCGCACCGCAGTGCTGGCATGGCATCTCACGGCAAGCCTCAAGTAGTTTCTTGTTGCGGTACATTTTCAGCCTTCCATGCTTTTATGTATTCAATCAAATCTGTCATTTGCGACTTGCTCAGAGTGCTAGTACGCTGATACAAAACATCCATGCCCTGACCGTCCACGGCTTGAACATACAAAACGCCGCCCTGTTGAGTAGCACGCATCCATGCCGAAGTTAATAAGCGCTTCCATTGCTCTACCTCCAGCGTCATGTTGCACCATTTTTTATTTGCTGCCAGCTCCTGCAATTCAGCGTGTAAAAGCGCATTCTGTTCAAGGTTGCGGGTTGGCTCAGTTACTTTCACCATCCAACCATCAGGCGCTTGCCTAATGGCTTGAATGGCATTTTCTCGTGCAGCCTGGTGAACTAAACGAAACATCATTTATTTACTTCCCGCATCTTTGCCGTCGCACTGTGCAACATCAGTCCATGTATTTTTTTCTGCATTCTTAGCTTGGCCAATGTTTTTAATAGCCGTCCGTTTTTGGCTACTGACTTTTGACCATAGCGCCGTTTGTTGTTCGGTGTCCAGCGTTTGCTTGGCTTTTGTGTATGCGTCGAATGTTGCCTGGTCGGTTTCAGCGCCTTCAATTTTCATCGCAAAGTCCAGAATCAGGGCGCGTTCCTGTTCGTCACACTTGTCAAAATAGTCCTGACCACCTACGTTAGCGGGTATTTGCATTTTTTTTTCAGCGGGTTTCAGTTTGCTTGCAGCGTTGCCATCGTCATCTTCTGGCGCAATACCACTTGCCGCCATTAAGCTGTTGCGTCTAGCATAAGTAAGCGCCGAGGCATACCCCTGCGGGTCTTGTTTGCCGGCTGGTACTCGAAAAATCCCGCCGCTGATCTGTTCACCGCTTTCGTGTATAAATATGGTCTCAATCGCAACTCCGTTTTCGCACTCGTGGGTTTTTTGCATCAGGGCAAAGCCGTTTTTGTGCAGACTGTCGATTACAGCTTCGATGCAAGCGCTCAAATCTGCATAACGGCTGCGGAAATGCGGGTTAGTGCTTGTTTTCAGTGCTGCGCCGAATCCAGCTTGGGCGCGTACAAATGCGGCTGATGCTTTCATGTCTAAATACTCCCGTTCTTTCATCACTGTTTCTAAAAATTCTTGTTGGCTCATTTACAGAACGCCTTTAGAAATGGTAGGCGGAACCTGTTTTGGTTTTAACTCAACTTTTTTATATGTAGGCTGTATGGCTAGAATATCCAGTTCCAAATGGTTTACTATTGCATCTATTACTTGATTTATTGGTATTGGTTGAGACATTAAGTAGAAACCTTTTGTCGGATATATAGATACGTTACTTTCTAGTGCATCTAACCGTTTTTTTAATTCAGCTATTTCTTTATTACTAAACATTTCATTTCTCCTTGTAAAACTATAATTATACACACTTAATCTATTAAATCAACCTGCCCCTTAATATATTTTTTTCGGTGTAGCTCCCAACGCACAATTGTTAGCTGTTGCGAAATAATCCTCCGCTGTCTTTCTAGGTCGTCTATGGTGGCTTGCAGCGCGTCGAGTTCAGCCTGGTCGCCGTCGGGCGCAAAAAAAGCAATGGCGTTTTGCCGGGCTCGTCTAAATTTTGATGCTGGAAAGTACAGTTTGAAAAACTCTTTGATGTCAGTCATTTCTTACCCCTTGCTTTTGCAATAGCGGCACTGGCGCGCTCAAACATGCAACCGTCGCCGTCGTCGTTAAAGTTTTCTTGACGTTGGCACATGGCTAACAATTCTTCTAACGCTCCAAGCAAATCAGGCGCAGCGGCAAATAATTGAGCAAGCGCCAAGGTTTTATTAAAATCGCCGTAATTCAATACATAAGCCACCTGAATGTCGGGGTTATCTACTTCCTGTATATACATTTCACAGTCACTGCATTCGCCGTATGTAAGAGGTTTAATTGTGCTAGTCATTTCTTCCCCCTTGCTAGTATGGCTTCTAGTGTTGAGGCAAATGTATTCCAGTCACCCCCAAGCAAGTCCATACCTGCTGAATGCCATGCTTCATATACTGCATCAAAGAATAACCCTTTGTGTAATTCAGCGAAGCGTTCAAGCGAGCCGTCAAGCCTAAACTGTATTGACCCGGTTCCCGTCATGGCTCCGGCTTCTTGCGCTATGCGAATAATGTCTTCTTTAGTCATTTATGTCCCCAATGCGTCTTGCTGTTTTGTATTTACTGTACCTTTTCAAAATGTCGTCTTTAGTCATTTATGCCCCCAATGCGTTAAAAATAGCCTGCACTTGCTCATAAGTCAGGCCGAAAGAAAGAATTAGCAAAGCCGCAAAACTTACTCCGGCCAGCCCCCAGGTTATGCACTCCATTACAATGCGTCCTATCATTTCATTCTCCTTAATCTCTATCGCCACCATTTTCGTGACGGCACGAAAATGCTATGCTTTCTAAATAGTAATCACGTTGTGCGTTTTTTGCTTTGCGTAGCGTCTCATCATCAATCTCAATTAGATTTTTGCCGTGCAACCAAACAATATATGAAGGTTCTATTTCTATCACCTCTTCTATTGTTTTACCTTTGAATTTTCCGAATTCAATCATTTCACCCTCAACTCTTCCAATTTTTCGCGCAGGCAGTCAGTTAAATACGGGTAACTTGTGCCAGCATTGCCCTCTAAAATTACCGAAACCAGTGTTTCTATGCTGTAATTGCCGAATCCGGCAATTTCTATGCGTTCATCTTTGAAAATTACTGCGTATTTAAATATGCTATTCATGCTAATCGCTCCATAAAGTTAATTACTTCATTGTTGATACGGCTTTCTTCTTTAACAGTCAATTTTTTTTCAAGCCAGTTTGCTTTGTAACCTTTACGGTCACAAATAACCCAATTCATGCGGCCGCACAATGTGCCTTCGTCATCGTCGCTCATATCATAATCAAGCACGGCAGCAATGCAGGGAATGCCGCCTACTGTAGTCTGTACGTCAGCTATGCTGTTATGCGTAAATTTCATTTCAATCTCCTGTCTATGAACATAATTATACACACATTAAAACAGAATGCAAGCGAAAAAAAACCCGGCACAAAGGCCGGGTTAAGTTACCACAGGAGAGATTATTTTGACTGACCTCGGCTTACGAACCAGTAGCCAAGCACCGCCGAAGCCTGCCCGGTTATCCAGGCGAAGGCTTGCATGGCCGCATCGTATTTCTGTTCTGTACTCAAAGCGTCCCAGCCGGTGCCGAGGCGCTCGACAAGTAGCCAGTTTAGGTACAAAGCCATGCTAACAAGCAACAGCGTCAGCACAGGGCGTATCAAGCGCCTGAATGCGTCTGTCAGTATCAACAACCACGCCCAACCACCAGCGCTTTTTATTTCCTCTGCGCCCAGATTATCGGCTGCATGGGCTTGTCCGATTGCTGTCATCCGGGATGATTCTATCTCACCCTCAGATTCCGCAACGGCAACTTGTAGCCTTCCTTCTGCTTCGATTTTCGCAAGCTCTCGATCTTCTTTCCTCAGTTCTAGCTCGTGAGCCTGGTCAAGCCGTCTGATCTCAATATCAGCCTTTTTGTTCAAAAACGCAAAAATGCCGCCGATCAAACTGCCGACCGTGCTTGAACCAAGAATCGCTAAAATCGCGCTTAACATATCACCTCCAAATTAAACGGCTTCCCATCAGCCCAATTCATCAGTTTTCTAAGCGCAGGGCGTGAAACAAGCCCGGCAGCCTGCATTTTACCGCTGGGTATCTTAATCGAGCCAAGTCTTTCGGCTGGCGCAATACATCCGTGCAGCTGAGTTATCCACTCCTTATCCACATCCCCGGCAAGGTTAGATGCGTGAATCAGTATGTGGCTTCTGCCCGGCACGTTTTGTACTCCGTACACTTTCCCGAATCTTGGGCTATTCACCAAAGCGCATTGATACGTCCCGGTCGGTATGCAACTCACTCGGCGCGCATTGTCGCGCCACGGCAATTCTACGGTGTGCAGTACATTGCCGCCAAAATATAACCTGCCAAACGTGCCTTGGTCTGTACTGTTTCCGCGCTTTAGCGTGACAATCATCTGTCTATGCAAGAAGCAATTAAACGATATTCTTTGGGCATATCTTTCAGCAATTTAGCTTTTGCCAGTTCGCACGTTTGCTGCGAACCGTGAACCGTCGTAATCGGTTGGGTCATCGTGCCGTTTGCCATCACAAAAAACGCTATTAAGTATGTCATTTGTCTGCTTTGTTTAGTCGTTGCTCAATCTGGGCAATCTTAGCATCAAAAAGCTGGTCTTTTACTTTTAATTCCATCAAATCCCTGCTCATCGCGTCTTGTTTTTGCATCACTTCCTTGCCCAAACGAACCGCGCTTTCTAGTTGAATTTTCAGATCAGCGGCCTGCCACCCTGCATAAAACAAAGATGAAGCAACAACACCAAAACCGCCTATCAGCCAGGTTATCGGCACTTCATAACGAATCGTCATCTTTTGTTGTGGTTGAATTTCGTTCATAATGTCTCTTTATTGCTAATCATCCAAATATGTTGTGGGGTAACTCTTGAAAACGTGCCAGGTCTAAACAATGGTTCGTTAGCTTGTGAAAATGCCCACGCAACAAGTTCAGAACAAAACCACTTGTCTGTTTTTTCCCAATTGCGCCTGGCCACAAATCCAAAAATAGCGCCGATATCATAAGGCTTTCCGACCTGAGACCGTGCTGCTTTTATTATTTCAGCATCGTTCCTAGTCTTTACTTCAGCAATTACCCAGCTTTCATATTTATTTTTTGCTTTTTTAAGTTTAGACATTCGCACCCTAGGCCACACCGCTTCGATAATCTCGTCACCGTCAATTATGGCAACGTGGCTCCAGTCGCTCCAAGTAAACACCCGGATTGCCACCGAAACAGGAAGTTTACTTGTGCAAAACAATAGTTTCATGGCAAAAAGAACGATTGTCTGAACGGCATCCAAACAGCGATGAAAGCTTGGATGTTGTCTTTAGTAATTACCAACGAGTTTCCATTAGCAAACTCAAAGCTCGTTGGCTGGAAGTTAGCGCCTTGCAATTGGTATGCTGCAAGAATTGCAAGTAAACCATTCTGGTCATACATTGTTGCACTGCACATGACGCCCTCGAACAATACTCCCACCAGCTTGGGGTCAGGAGGCGGGGCAGGTGGCTGATTAGCCGCTCGAATAGCATTAGCTTCGGCTTCTGTAATTTGAACAGAACCGGCGGGAAGCAAATAAACAAAAGATTCGTTTTCTAAGAAATGTAAAGAATTGTCAAGTGCTTTGTAATAAGCCATAATGTTTGTCCTTTATCGAAGTTCGCGCCAAACAGCAGTATTTGCAGTTCCAGTAGTTACAGATACTGAATAGGACGCGCCGGGAGGCACGATAAAAAAGAACGGCATTGCTGGCGCGCCCGAAGCAGCTTGAAAATTTGAAAGAACAGCACCGTTCACAATTGGAGCAATAATTGCACTGCCTGTGTTGCTTGAATACCCTGAGACGGCTATTGGTTTTCCTGTCGTGTTGTAGTAGGTAACTCCATGCGCTCGACTACCAACTACATCCTGCCATGTCTGTCCATACCCAAGACTAGACATAGCCGTTATAGCTTGCCCGCCAGCCCCCTGAATCAGCGACGGCGCAGTAACCCATGTTCCAGCCGTTGCTTGCGTACTGCGAATAATGCCAATGACGCGATAAGCAAGGTTTGTACGTGCTGTTGTGCTATACACCACTGTCGCACTATCTGCTGCCCCCGCGCCGCCTTCAGCAGTGGTGGATATAAGATTCGTTTCAGACAGGTCAGTGCCGCCAGCAAGGTTGACCGTTGCCAGTTCAAGCGTTCCAGCGTTATTCATCGCCAGCACCGCAATGTCAGACTGAACAGCGTTGACAGTGCCGAGCGTAGAACCACTGCTAATGACCAAGTTTGCCGGAGTGCCGGATACTCTAGTGACTGTACCGCTCCCCAACGTCGTCGAGCGAAAGTCAAGCGTTAAAGCCGAAGCGCTAATTGTTAAAGCGTTACCAGCGACCGATGCGGAAACCGGCTGGATTTGTGGTTGTGGCGTTAATAATGCTTCCAGTGCTTGTCCACCGATACCCTGAATCAAACTGGGTGCAGTAGCCCACGTTCCCGCTGTTGCTTGAGTTGATCGCACAATACCTATGACACGATAGGAAAGATTAGATCGTGCCGTGGTAGAGTAAACAACAGTTGCGCTATCTGCCGCCCCCGCTCCACCTTCTGCGGTAGTGCTGACAAGATTTATTTCAGATAGGTCAGTGCCGCCAGCCAGATTCACTGCCGCAAGTTCAATAGTTCCAGCGTTGTTTATTGCAAGAACCACAATATCTGACTGTACGCCGTTCGTTGTGCCAAGAGTAGAACCGCTACTGATTACTAAGTTTGCAGGTGTTCCGCACACTCTCGTTACTGCACCACTTCCGAGCGTAGTAGAACGGAAGTCGAGTGACAAATATGATGCGCTAATTGTTAGCGCATTTCCCGCCACCGAAGCGGAAATAGGCTGGATTTGTGATACAGACAACAGACTTCCATCTGCTTTTTGATACCCGGCAACCCTCCAGCCATTAGCCGGGCTTCCGCTCGGCACTACAATAGCGCTATCCCCTGCTGCCGTGGTGATGTTAGCCGCGCCTGGCAGTATCAGCGTAGTAGCGTTATGAGTCAGCGTAAGCGCACCGTCAAAACGAACATATCGCGGCCCGTTATAGTTCGTGCCAAAGCTCGTGATCGTCGTCGTGCCGGTTATGTTCAAAAATACCGAATTTTGCGCGCCTATGTCCGTAGTGGTCGCGCTTGCCAAGTTTTGGGGCGTTCCTTGGCTGAATAATTGTTCCCATCGCAAAGAATCGCCGGTGGCAGACCCGGCACCTAGCCCGGTCAGCTTGTTTCCGGTCATCGGCAGGTTCCCCGTGACCGGCGTTTGGCCGTCAGACGAAAGCGACTGCGTAAGCGCTGCCGCTATGTCATTGGCCAGGTTTTGCCAATCTGACGCAGTAGCGGAAACCCCGTTGATAGCAGGGTTCCAGCTGTTCACTGGTAGACTGTATACTCCGCTTCCGTTACGTGACATTTTTATCCTTTATTGGGTACTTAAAACAGGGACGCCAGTAACCGCGCCGCGCCGAAGTGCATCAACAAGTGCGGGGTTAACAAAACCGGCCGCACGGCCTGCGCCGTAAAATGTTTCCCCCATCAGTCTGGGTGAACTTGATGCGGCAGCTAAAATTGCCTGCGGGATGTTTCCGGTAAGTGCAAGTGCCCCCCCCAGCCCGGTAGCAGTTGCTGCTTGCATAGCCCTTGGCGTCCAAGATGATAACGATTGACCTGCAAGCGCAGGCATAATTTGCCTGCCGCCTTGCGCCTCAAGTGCTTGCGCGGCCTGTAATCGAGCGCCATAGTTTGTATTGGCATTGTTTCGCATTAGACTTTGCAATTTTCGCATAGCCGTGTCTGCGCTAGCTCGCTCGTTAAGAGATAAAGATTTGCTTACTTCGTCTATTAAATCACTTGCTTGGCTGTAATCAGCCATAGCCTTTGCATATTGCGGGTCAGCTTGACGCAGTTCTTTCCCAATAGACTGATAAATACGATCAAGCGCATTACGTGCAGACCGTTGCTCAAACGGAACAGATTCGCGCAACGCTCCAATTTGCTGTTTTAGTGCGTCAATGCCTTCTGGGGCATGAAAACGAACAGGGTCAAGTTGCGCCCAATTGTTTATAGTTTCACGAGCGCGTTTGATTGCTTCTGCCGCCTGCGGATTTCGAGCCTGACCTTGAAACATAAAATTATCTGCAACGTCATCAACGGCTTTGAAAATTGGTTGCATGTCCATTTGCTTGGTACTAGATCGCATGCCCTCTGTTGTGGCTTTGTATTGTGCCAATCTATCAAGTTTAAGTTGGTTCAAATTTGCTTTTGCGTCGTCAAGAACTTGCAACATATCAGACTGGCCGCGCATGTTTTCACGAAACGCTTGTGCTTGAGCACCACCTGCTTTTCCCGCTTGATAAGCCTGCGATAATGCCTCATCACCAGCGCCAGTGCTAGTACCGATTATTTTGGGGGCAAGCCATCCAGCCCCACGGACAACACCTTGTGCAAGCGGCAATGCAGCGCCAAAAATTGCACCAGTGTCAGCTTCTTCAGGGTTGACCAAGCCAGCAGCAGTAGCGCCGGTAGTAGCGCCGCCAGCCGTCCGTAATCCAGCGTTTGCAAGCGTAGCGCCCCTACCGCCTTGAATGCCGGGCGACACTAAACCGCCACCACGCAGCGCATTGACTATGGCAGGCGCGGCTCTTAGCGCTTGAGCGCCTTTTGCTAAAATTCCGGGCGCGCCAGCGGTTCCCGCTATTTCAGTAGCAAGTTTACCGCCTTGATAGCTTAAAGACTCAGGCTCAGCGCCCAAGTTTTTTAGCCCTTCCTCTGTCGCCGCTCGCCTGTCAAATTGTTTGAACCCGCCTACCCCTGTTTTTTCAGACAGGTATTCAGCCGCTACATCTACTGGCTTTAGCAACGTCGCCCCAATATTAGCAGCGCCGCGAATAGCCCCTAAAGTGCTTTGTACGGGCAGTGAACCCATTACCTCTTGTTTAAGCATTTCTCCGAATGACGGTTTTTGCGTTGCGCCAAGTCGTTGTTTAACAACTCTCTGGATCACATCCTGAGAAGTTCCTTCGGGAAATTCCAATACTGTACCGTCTGGCAATTCGGCTTCTATCATGGTATTAAATTCCCTTGAGCGTCATAACGAAGTCGGTTTTTGGGAATGGCAGGTTGTTCAATTTTAGGCGCGCTTGGCGCTATTCCGCTTTGCGCAGTTCTTGCGCGTTCTACGCCTTTGCGAATAATAGACTGAAATTCTCGTGCAGCTTTTATAAACTCAGATTCGCTCCCAGCGGCATCCATTCGAGCAATTGCATCAGTTGCTTTTTTACCTTCAACCTCAGTAATTGCACCCCCTCCTTTAAGAGATTCAAATGCTTGTAAGAACTGTTGCCCTTTGAGTTGGTCAAGACGAATATCAAAATCTTTAGCAGGAGTGCCTGGAATTTTTTGGATTCCAAGCAAACGACTCGCCCCGACCGCTTGTTTCATTCCTGGGGCATTTAACAAATCATCAACAAGACGAATTGTCTCTTCACCTTGCGTTATTGCTTTTGGAGCTTCTAATCGCGATTCTGTACGCATTTTTGCTTCGGTTGTTGCTGCCGCTTTTGCTCCAGCTAAAGAACCTTGTAAGGTCGGGTCATCAGAAGCTTTGATAACCGGCTGACCATTGATGGAGCCAAGCGACAATTCACCTGTACGCGCATTGCCCACGGCGATGCCCTGGGGTGTTCCGATGAACTGGTAATACCCTTGTTGCTGCGGCTGCATACTACGGCGCAACTCAACCATTTCGCGCTGGAATTGGCGTTGCATTTCGGCTTGTTCTGCTGCGCTGGCGTTTCTAGCCTGTAGTTCTGCCATGCGCGACTCTTGCTGGAATCGAAGCTGGTCCATACGAGCCTGTCGTGCTGTTTCAGCCTCTTGCTGACGGAATGCTCGATCTTCAACCCTTTGAGCCGCTGCCGCTTCCAGTTCAGGAATTCGACTAATTCCTTGCATTGCCATCTGACGATAGCCAGCATCAGGCGCACCCATCAATGCTCTATAAGCGCCTGGCATATCTTGTGGCTCTGCGGGTCTTGGTGGGCCAGCAACATCGGGCGGCAATACTTCAGCCGGTCGGCCTAACGCTTTTTCGGTGAAACCGCGAAGCGCGTTAGCTAAAGCTTTTTCTCTTTCACTTCCGATTTGCGTTATTTCTTCCTGCGCCATTTGTTGCCCACGCATACCGCCGAGCGAACGAAGGCCAGCGGCTAGATATTCAAGCGGGTTAGGGGCAACGTATATATTCCCCACCATGCGGCCTTGCGGAGCTTGGTATTGAGCTTGCTGGCCGTAGCGTAATGCTCTTTCACGCGCTAGTTGCAGTTGTTGTTCGTAGTCTGTCATGATTACCTTCCAAACAAACTAGGGAATTGTTTGCCAAAGAAATTCCCGCCCAAAGAACCGCCGCCAGCAACCGGCAGCCCGGCAATTCCCATCCCTAATCCAAAAATGCCGCCCAACGGGCTGGAGGCTTGCTCGGCGTTGTAAGCGTTCAATTGTGCGCCGTATTGAGCATTAGCAGCATTCAGGTAATCAGGGCCTTGCGTAGCGTTTTGCAGTGCAAATTGCTGGAACTGAGGCGCTTGCACTTGGTTGCCAGAGCGTAGCGCGTTAATCAGGTTGAGCGGTCGGTCTTGCAGATAAGCCTGTTCTTGAAGTGCGGCAGCACGGTTAGCTTGGTCAAGACTGATACCCTGCATTGCAGCTTGCGTCATCAGATCATTAGCTTGCTGGTTTTGCATCGCCATCTCACGCGAGAATGCGTCAGAACCGAGACCAATGCCGGTATTAGCCAGCCGTTGCCGGGTGGCTTCTTCTTGCGCTTGCAGTTGCGGTCTAAGTCTAGCCAAAATCGCATCTTGCGCGGTCTGTCCGACATTGATGCCTCTGGTCGGTAAACCGCTAACGTCTAGCTCAGGGTTTTCAAATATCCGGCGAGCGCGGTCAAAACCAAGGTTGGCAACCTCGCCGTATTTCCGATTGAGCGCTAGTTGCTCGTCAAGTGCGGATTGGGCTTCCGGGGTCAAATTGGTGTATTGTTCCCATACGCCATCATCATCGGTCGGTCTTTTATAAGTCAAAGAACCCCAAGGGGTGTATTGATTTATGCGGTTCGCTTTAGTAGCGTATTTTGCGGCCTCTAAATTGCCAGCCGCCGTTTGTTCTGCCGCGCCGCGATAATCTGGCGGGGGGGGTGGGCTAGAGCTGCACATATTTACCTCAATTCATAAACCATTTCGGTTGCCATATTCTTAAACCCCATTCTTTGCCATAACTTGCTAACTCTTAAGTCAGTCACGGCTGTACAATAGGCTTTTTGAACGTCAAGTTTTTTTAGTTCAGCCAATACATGCTGCACTAATTTCTTTCCTATGCCATTCCGATGGTTTCGGGTAACGAATAACGCATCTTCTTTGGCTATTTTATCACCGTTATGCATATCATTGGTAATATAAATCAAACAATATCCGACACATTCAGCGTCGTGTTTTACAATAAAAAACTTTAACCAGCCATCATTATTAAATTTGATGTACCTGTCTAGTTGCGGATTAAATGGCGAAATTTTTATGCCATCTTTTTCTAATCGTTCTTTCATTTCTTGGTAATGCTCACTCGTCAATCGGCAAAAATCAGGCAAATTGTTTGCTATTTTTGCTTCATGAAAAGTGTACATATTTAGCCTTATAAAACAGAGTTGGCAGGCTGGTAGACATAATCGACATTGGTGAATCGTACTTCTGCCCCGTTATTTTGCACTTTAAGCCTTAGTGCGGCAGAGTTTGCCACCGCCCCGACAGTATTCCAGCCAGTCGTCGAACGTAACCCGCCGCCCCAAACCATTGAACCCCATGTCATTGAACCCCACACCATACCCGTAGGTGCGACAAAACTTAACGTACCTTGTGGGTCTTGTGCCAGATAGTTTGTATTCAGACCGTAAACAGCAGTCGGGTTTCCGCTTGTTAAAATGTACGGGCGCACCATGGTGAAATACTTATTGAATGCCTTGTTGCCAAAGTAACCGAAGGCGGTCAGGCAGTCAGATTGAATAGGCGCGGACACGTCAACATTAGACACCCACGCTTTGTAGACTTTGGTGTTGTCTGCGTAATAAAGCCCTGTTGAGGCACGCAACAACACGTTCGCATTCCAGCCGGTGAACTTAGTCCATGCGCCAGTAATTGTGTTTTGTGCGAACTGATACGCCCCGCCGGTTGCCGGTACGTTCAATAACATCATGTTTTCTTCGGGGAAAAGACACAATTGCCACCCGAATGCTGACGAGAAAGAATTGGCAGCTATTGAGACACTATTCTGTATTTTGTCGGTCAAAGCCACTCGTCTATCGACACTTGCGGACAATAACCCTCTGCCTAAAGGAAATACACCCTCGGTCGTATTAACAGCTAGATCGCCGCCGTACTTTGCCGCGCATCGTCTGCCTAGTGGTCGCCCAAGCTGAAACACGCCAATGATCGAAAAATCACCGCCCGCACCTGGATTGCTTCCTCGATAAACCGCTACCTCGCCATTAGTAGATAGCACGACAAAGTGATCGTCAGCGCCAGAGCCAGCGTCAACCGTCCATGTATAACAAGCCTGAATTGAACCGCCATTTCTAAACACGCTTGACAAGTCAAGAGTGCCAGCAGCGCCCCCAACCTGACCAACCGGCAGAAATGCCACCGTCATACTGTTTTTAACGACAAAGTACAACCTCGACTTAAACACGCAAACATGCACCAGGCTGGTAGTTGTAACGCCAGTAATCGAAGGCGACGACGCACCATCAATGGCCGTCCAGGTGGTGCCGTTGAATAACTGAGGCTTATCTACCCCGTTCACTAAGTACAGAAAAGACCCGCCAGCGGTCGTCACGTTAGCATCTTGCCACTGAGCCGAAGTCTGGCCGGTAACGACTGCCGCGCCAAGCGTTCCAGCGGTTGTAACGTCAAATATAGACCCACCCGCCGCAGCAAATAGCTTAGATACGCCTGACGTTGGAAGATACTCAACCAGCGTTTGCACTGGGTTTGTAAAGCCGGTAACGTGGTTTGCGCTACCTTTTCTGATGCCTAAGTAACCCGGATATGGCCACCAGTTTTCAAGAATGGGCGCGTACTGAGCAGGCATGTCGGCAATGCTATCGCGGTCATTGAGACCACCAACTGGGGCGGGAATAGAGGTAGCGCGTGCTGTTGCCATTATTTGATGCCCATTAAGCCTAATGGCTGATTGTTGCGCTCCAATATTCTGAGCATGTTTTCATTTCCGGGAAATACCACAAAGTTTGAAGTGCCAGCGCCAGCGCCGCGACTGCCTTGATCTAAGTATCGAATGCCGGGGATACCTAGCTCATTGAGTCGCAAAGAAACGGCTTGGGGAGTGTTGCCTAAGTTTGTTCTTCCTGAAGTTATATTGAACCCAGTTGCATCTTCCAATGCTTCACGCTTTGTCGCGTACGTATTGCCGCCATATTCCCAATAGTCGCCGCGATTAACAGGCGCATCGTTTATAGCGTTAATTATTGTTTTGTCGCCTGACTTTAGTAGCGCCGCCCGCACTTCCGGTGCTTGCTGACTTAATGGCTTATCCCAATCCAGCATTTTTGCTATAGCTTCGTCTGGTAGGTCTACTTTGTAAAGCGCGCCTTCTGGTTTAATAGTTTTTACTATTGGGCGCTCGCCAGCATCTAATAATTTTAATGCTTGTTTTGCGGAATCGGTAACGGATTTTGCCCCTCCCGGTCTAGCTAATACAGCAAGAGACTGCCGCGCAGCTTCAACATTTCCAGATTCGTCAGACAATATGCGCGCCAAAAAATGTTTGGGAATTCCTGAATCAAGCAATTGCCCATCAACGTAATCATCAGAATGTGTTAATGCTGTTTGATATGCTTTTGCCACATCCGGCGACTCTGCCAGATACAACCCATGCCCATACGCTTGCGCGCCTTCGCCAGTTCCGATCTTGCTTGCGTCGAAACGGTCGAATTTGTGTGGGCTACCGTGCCATACAATCGCCCCGCGTTGTCCAGCAAAGCCAGGGGTGTTTAATGTAGCTGGTGCCATAGCGTTTTCAATTGCGCGGTTAGCACCTGCCGCTATTTGTGGCGCTTTGGCTGTGGCCGCCATAGGCACAATCATCCCCAAAGTTTCGCCTACGGTTTTCGGTATTCCATCCTGTACTGGAATGGTCAAGCCTACATCTTCCATCCAGCGCGAGCCTCCCAACGCATTCTCAGGAACAGGTACGCCCATTTTGCGAAGCCCAGCGGCTATTAAGTCCACCGGCGCAGAGACACCGCTTGCTATGGTGTTCGAGGCGCTTTGTGCGGTATCGCGTAGTGCTTTAATAAGGGCTTTTTTGTCCATGACTAGCTCGGGAAGTTGCCGTCTTGTATGTTCCACTCAGTCAGCAATATATTGCGCGGCAAACCGCCGAGTGTAAGTTTTGGTGCCGACTTGTCCTGTGCTTTAATCGTGTCAAGCATGTTTATAAACCCCGGCAAGTCTAAGCCAGGGTCAAGTCCTTTAGAGGCTTTCCACTGTACTTTTAGACCCGTCACCATCAGCGAATCGTCAAATATCGCTCTGTCGGTGTCGGCTTGGTACTTGTACCGATAAACCCCGCCGCCAGCATCAATCCAGTTTTTCGAGACATAGAAAAACGAAAGGTCAAGGCCGCCAGTCGCAGGGTCAACCTCGACGAAGTTATTAGCTATTCTGAAACGAAGATTGGGGCCTTGGCTGATAATGGCTGATTTGTATATCTGCCACTCTTGAGTAGTCGCAGGGCCTATCAGCGGCCATCGTGACGTTCTATCCCATTCGGTCTGCGGTATTTGTCTGAGCCAGTCAACAGGTAGAGCATATTGCGACTGCCCTTGTACTGTGGTGAAGCTGTACTCTTTATTTAGCTTCTGCCATTCATACTGCCGAGAAATGTCACGTCCGAGCCTGTTTGCCAGCGCCAGCAATTGAACGACCTGCGGGTCTGTATTGCCGACAACAAAGCTCGGACTTGGTAATAACCCCAACTCGCCGGTGACTTGTTGTATCAGTTCGAGCAGGGTGTAATTCATTTATTCCTCGACTTCCTCTTTGATTTGTCGTTTGCGTTTGATTTCAGGGTTTTGCAATGAAGCTTTCAGCGCTTCAAATTCTTGCTTGAGCTTTTCGTTTTCAGCCTGCAACGCGCTAATCGGCGCATTTCCTGCCGCAGCCGCAAGATAATCACGCGCTTTCTTGCGTAATTCCATCCAGCCAATACCAATACGCTGTAATGCAGCATCGTTGACTTCGGCCAAGTTTTCAACAGTGCGAATGCCAAAATACTCGGCTTCTTTACACTGAGACTTTGTTACCTGCGGCCATTGCGACAAAGGCGTTCCGATCACTTCGCCAGCCAATCCCGCCTCAAATTCACGCCACTGGCGGTTATATTTTTGTTTGTAATGATCGTCTGCTTTTACTTCGAGAATGTTCAAACGATCACCGGGGTGTTGAATACGAATGAAAGGCATTTCCTTAAAAATAGGACGGCCAGCCTTTTCGCTTTCGTACTTCAACTCAACGGATTCCATGAAAAACTCTACAAAACTAGACTGAGGATTGCTCATATCGACTTTCTAAAAATGCCCGAAGGCGTTGATAAAACAGGGGCGCGAAGCCCCTGCCCTTAAAACGTAACCCAGTTAAGGTTATTACGACCTAAAAAACGACCTTGGCCAGCCGCCGCAATAGAAAAACCAGCATTAGCAGCTAAAGCGTTAATAGCACCACCCGTTGCCGGATAGACTAATAAAGCGTTAGCACCAAGGTTTTTCACGGTCACATCAGCACCCGGCTGTGCCGGCGGCAGAATCACCCCCGTACCAGCCGCAGCCGTAGTGACAATGCAGTGATCGCCGTTCAACAATACCGCAGTACCTTGGGTTGACCCGGCAGCTGTAATGTTGTCTTGCACATCACCGCAGATTTGCGTGGCAACGGCAGCAGGTAGGCCAACGCCGCACAATCTTTCAGGGTAAGGCATATTTCCTCCTTAAACAGAAGCAGCAGAGAACCAGCCGCGATCACCAGTCGCCATAGCAACAGCAGGCGAACGGTATGAACCGCCCGTAGCAGTCACTAAAAACGTGGTGGCGTTGACTGTGCAGACCGCTGTGCTGGCGGTAATAGTCGCGTTAGCTTGTGCGTAAACATAACGACGACCATCGGAGCCAAGAGTTTGAGTACCCAATTGCGGTGCATCTTCTGCGCCAGAAGTGGGGCCAACATCAGCGGCCAGAGTGATGGTATTGAAATCACACCCCAAAACCGGGGAAACGGTAAACGGTGCAGCCATTTTAATTCCTTTCAGAAATAGGGGCTTACGCCCCGTTTATTTAGTCAGTCAGAACGCCTTGATAACGAGGGCCGGAGCTTGTCAAGTTACCTGCCCAGCCAATCAAGCGCACCATTGCGTCCTGGTTGACGGACATACGGTCGCCGCCAATAGGCACAAAGTTACGGTCACGATGGGGACGGAAGAACAGATACTTGGTATTCAGAAAGTACATGCGGTTCGTGTTCAATTGACCACCGATACCGCCATCCAAATACACATCGCAGTTAAAACCGGCACCAAAGTATTTCAGGCTAGTGAAACCGGCACCGGCTGACGTTTCCGAAGTGATACGCTGAATTGCTTGCAGCGATTCCAGATAGAAACGATAGTAGTTATTACCGGCCACGATGATATCGGGACGATCTGCACCGCGCACCAACTGAACTGCAACCCGGTTCATGTACGATTGAATGTTAGCCACAGAAGCAGCAGCGCCGCCGTCAGTGGTAGCATCAAAAGCTACGTTACGCCAGAACGAGAAGTTAGTACGGTTAATGCCGCCGTAAGTACCGGAACCGGGCGAAGCTGCTACAGCTAAAGCCAAGCCGGTAATATCCTTGCCGCCATTACCAGTGCCGTCAGAGTAAATACCAGCGCTGATATCGTTCATCAGTTGAGCTTCGGCAACCTGAACGCGACCCTCTAGCAAGTCGATGATCTGCTCTTTGCCAGCATTTTGCAGCACTTCCAGACCGCTCATTGAAACAGCAGCGGCATATTGCTTAATGTCAAACTGAGCAGAAGAAATTGGGCTGTTCGGGGTAATGTCGATAATGTCATACCCTGAGAAAGAGCCAGCATTTTCTGTTGCCGGATCGTTATACATAACCTCTTGAAGAATAACGTTACCGCCGGAAAATGGCTTGACGTTACCGCGCTCTTTGAGTTTGTATAACAGTGCGTTGTTGTTGGTAGTGCTGTCGGCTAAAGTGCCGGAACGAGATTGAACGGTGGTTGCGACAATGTCGCTTAAACCTGCAAAAGTGGCCATGATCGGCTATCCTTTCAGTTAGAATCAAATTGCGCTGCAATAATGTCCCGCAGCGAACCTTTAGTACCGGGCTGAACCCCACCAGAAACAGGACTAGAGCCTTTTACACTTACCGCAGCGGTTCTCGCTTTTTGCGCTTGTGCTTGCTCTAATGCTTTCTTTTGGGCTTCTGCGCGTTGCTGATCTAACAGGGATTGCCTGATATCTTGACGCATCCATACAGCCATGTCGTACGCTTCTTCTAGTGTTTTGGCTTTGCCGGTTTCCAGCAAGTCGGCCATATCACCGCGCACAGCGTCGAAGTGCGCTTTGTCAGCAGTCGCAAACTTGGTTAATTCAGAATTAGCCCTAGCATGCTCTTGCTGTTGTATCTGATTTTGCCACATTTGTTGCTGATTGCGCAACTGTTGCAGCTCGCTCATTAAATAATTTGTTTGTGGGTCGAGTTGTGGCGGTTCCTGCACGTTGTTCAGGTCAATGCCGTATTCTCTCGCCAACTGGGAAAAATACTGCGCTTTCGTTACCGGGTCTGATGTTCTAAGAATGGTATCAGCACGCATCAGGGCAGAAATGGCGGTCGGTGCATCTACGCCTAATCTTTGTAAATGAGTTTGGTACGGAGCAATGGCAGCATCGTAGGCTTTTGCGCGTTCGCTGTGTGACTTAAATTCGGACACGCCTTTATGGAAGTCTGATTCGCGCCGCTCTGCCTCTGCTGTTAGCAGCTTGATTTCCTCCGGTGTCAGGGCTTCGCCACGATCAGCCTTCAGAAAAGCCTCTTGCGCCGCTGGTTTCCAGCTGGACGGGGCTTTGCGTGGGGCAGGTTCAGTTTGCTCAGTTTGCTCGATCTCTTTTGCAAATTTTCCCGCTTCGTCACGAGGCTGTTCGGTCTGTTCCGGCTCTGGTGTTGGCTCCGGCTTAACTTCCGTGCTTTCCTCGGCTTTTTCTGCGAATGCTTCTTCTAATGCGGTGCGTAAATCACTCATGGTAGGGTTTTCCTATCTGTGCCGCCCAGAATATCCACCTTCCGGTCGGCGTGGCGCATCTCTGCGGACACAATAAGCCAGTGGGAGCTAATAACCTTTAGACGACAATACCTCGGCAATAGTACGTTTTCTCGATTCCCGGTCGTCGCGGGGCTGTTGTTTCGTCATTGCTGTTTTGATCTCGTTGCCGATCTCAACCAGGCCGTGTTGTTTCAAGTGCGCCCGGTGGTGGCTTCTCGATGTAATCATCTCGCCGGTCTGCATACTTTTGTAAGGTTGAATGTCTGGCATGACATAGGGCGAAGTATTCTCCGGTGCGTAATATTGATCTTTCGGCACCAGTTCGCCGGTTTCAGGGTCTTGGATGAAACTTCCACGAATAGGCTTTTCAGTGAAAATTTTGTCGAAATTTCCTGAAAAGGCATCGTGATTAGTCGGTCTTTGTTTGCTGCCCTTGCTCATAACAATAAAACCTCCAGGTCGTCCTCTTCTATCGCGTTTTCTATTTGCTTTTGTATCAGATTTGCAACTATTCTTTGTAATTTTATATTGTTTTGCAAAAATTGATAGTCAAAATCTGGGTATTTTTCAAAAATCTCGGCTTTTACTTCCGGTATTTCTTCGATGATTTGCGGGTTTTCTTTTATTTCCTCGATGATCTCTTTGATCTGAGGTTTTTCCAACATTTTCTTGTACTTATCCAGCCACCATGCGCCGTAATGCCCACCCGTGATAACTGGCTCAGGCGGGTCAGGCTTCGATGGCGAAGCGCCATCGATTAACTCAAGGCTGAGTAAATGGATCCACATGGATCAGCCAAAAGTCAGCGTACTGATGTTGTTTTCTGCGTCATCTACACGGGAAACGCTGGCAGGTGCTGGCAAATCTGTGGGAGGCGGAATCAAAGTGCGCAAAATGTCAGCGGGCGGAACCGTCAGGATGTTGGGCGCGTAGCCATTGCCAATAACTACAGTCGAGCCATCGTCTTCGGTTGTGCCATTGGCGTTGTCGCAGCTAATAACCTCGCTGGTTTCTGGATCGCGGATCAAAACTTGGATGGCAACGGTTTTTGTGGTCATGATAAATCCTTTGTTAATTGAAAATCAAGCGGAAGCAATAAAGCCAGTCACGTCACCCGCCGCAAGTCCGGTGGCCGTGTTATCGGTCAATCCTCTAGCGGATGTGACTGCGATCTGAATGCCAGTTGAAAAACCTAGCCCGCCAGGGAAATTGACAGTCCGTGCTTGGCTAGGCTCTAAACAAACCTCAAACAGCGCACTTGTGGTGCCCATAGTGACACTTGTGGCATTAAAAAACTTGACATAGCGCCGAGTAACAGCAGCATTGTGCAAATCGTATCCCGCCAGTCTACCGGCCGAACCTTTGATGGATTGCCCTGCGGGGGTTGCCGGAGAGGTTACAGGAGCAGCCGATGCCGCACCCGTCGCTGTGCTTCGGTACTGAATGCCAAAATCACCGATGGCATTAGTACCAGCAGCAATAGAGCCCGTACCGATGTTGGCAGTAACCGTGCCCGATACAGGCTGCGTGCCACTGATCTGGGCCGCTGGAATTGGCTCCGTAGCGTATGCACCCGGCTGAATCTGAATGGTCGCAGTGCCCGATGTCCACGCAGTGGCGCGCACGCGGAACCAATTCAGCCCGTTAACCGATAGCTCCCAGCCATAAGCGGGAGGTGCGCCCAATACGCCCGATGTCGTCTCAATTGTGTTGGCGTTTGTGCGTACAGCCTGAATGCCAAACCAGTTGCCATTGGTGCCGTTCGTGCTGTTGAGCGATCCCTCAAAAGTAAAGTTGACGCCCGCAAACGTACCAACAACGTACACCATGACGTTAGACACGCGGCTGACGTTAGACGGCACCGCGCTGCTTGCACTTGTGATTGTCCCGGTCACTAGCGGATACCCGGCAGGCTGCACAGCGACCTTAAGCCGCCCTGCTTCGTCCATCTTGAGAATGGTGTAGTCGCCGTCATCCGCTGTCGATGTGTCAGTATCTGATCGAATCGCTAACATCAGATTACCGATTGCGCCTGTAACGTGTAGCGTGTCCTCAGCGTAAGCTGACGCGCTCGTAATCGGCAAAGGCGTTGCCCGTAGCTGCGCGTCAGTCACCGGGCCAGTAACAGGCATCGGGTTAGCCGCAGTTACAGGCGAAGAAATACCATCGCCGCCGATGTCAAGCTTGCTGTAAGGGTACTTAACACCCGCCACATCATCGGCAGCAAACGTATCGCCACCTGTCCCAGGATTGGCCGTAAAGTTATCTGCCATTATTCGCTTTCAATTTCAATGACGCCAATTGCTCGACCATCTTGCCCACGCTCCACAATTTTACGCTTCGGCTTGTTCATTTTGGTAACTGCATCAGCCAACATCGCTACAGCTTGCGCCATGTTGTTTTGTTGGTCGCTCAATATGTTAGCGGCCTGGTCTGCCATCATTTTTACTTCGTCGCCAACTTTTTGTAAATGATTTTCGCCCTCGATTTGTACTGATACCGCTGGCTTTTCTGAGGCCTGCGCGGTCATTTGTGCAATTGTGATTTTAGTTTCAGCGTCGATCCTGGCTTTCATTTCTGCGCGTTCTGTTTCAGCCTGCTGGCGCATGATTTCGAGATTCTTGGCTTGTTCTGCTTTGAATTGCTCAATCTGCAAACTTGCTTGCAGCTTAGCTTGCTCGATTTGCCCTTGCGTTTGTAGTTTGGCCTGCTCAATCTGCGCTTTAGTCTGCTCAACTTGCGTCATGGCCTGCATTTTCATTTGCTCCGGGTCTGGCTGCGGTTCTGCGGGTGGCTTAGGTTCGTTTAGTTTTGCTAATGCAGAATCAAAAGCGGCTTCCATCGACCGCCCACCCTTAAATGCCCGGACGCCAAACATGAGCATCTCACCCATCAGCGGGGCAAGTTCCGGCACCTGTTGAGCAACCGGCAATACCCGCTCCATGAACGTGCCTACTGACGTTAAAAATTCCAGCCGGTTCTGCTTTTCCGTGGCTTCGTCCATTTCGACCAAAGAATCTGCCGCGACTTCAATTCTAAAACCCCTAGCCGGCTCACTCTTTAGCAGCATTATTGCCTGTTCAGCGTATTGGGCATCCTGAGTGCCGCCGATACCTGACATTTCGTACAGTGTACGTGGCGAGTAAAAGTCGCACATAATCTGTGCTTTTGTTCGCAGAATCTCAGAGGAAAACAAGGCAACCTCGGTTTGTAGTCGCCTCAATCTCAGACTTGCGTATTGGCTTTTGATCTGTTGCGCGGTAGCAGTTTCCGAGGCCATCGAAGCGCCTCGGATGATGTCTGACAGGCCAGTGATTTCATATACGACCTGCTTGGCCTGCTCTCTGGCGTTGTAGCATTGTGCTAATGCTTGCAATACAGATTCCAACGGCAGGAAGTCAACAACACCCTTTAACCCGCCTTTTTCTGCGAATGCCGCCCAGGTATCGACTGGGATTAACGTATTGTTGGCACCTTCGGACAACATTCTTTGTACGCTTGGCTGGTTTGCGTCATACACTCCAACGACCTTAACAGCTTCGACTAGCATACCGATTCGATTGGTCAGCATGTCGATTTCTTCGGCTTGGTCTTGGTATAGCGAAAAATCAGCAACCGGCACCAACGTGTCAGTGGTTTGCGTCGCAAATAATGGTTTTGGACATGGCCAGAAGTTATCCAAGCCTAAAGGGTCGTCTTTAATGTCCAACGTCTTAGAGTGACCTTGAGCCACCCAATACACCATTTTCGACGTTTTGCACCAAATTTCCCAGACTTCGGCTTTTTTCATGTCGTCCAGGTCTTCACTTTCAACGCCATTTTTTTGTAATTCGTCGAGGCCAATAGGCTCATGGACTAACGGCACGCTGGTGAAGTCTTCACCAAACCGCTTAATACCCTCAGATCGGCTCATGTACACCCGGCGAGCAACCCACGTCACTTCGTCCCAGCTTCGCGCCGGCGAGTATCTGAAGTCTTTCCAAAAAACATAATCAACCGGGGTGCATTCGTATTTGTAAGCCATCGGCGTTATTTGCGCCTCGCCGCCCTCAATTCCGGGTGAGGCATCCGTTGGCATTGCCTGTTCTTTTTCCTCAAAACGTACCCAGGTTACACCCCTGCCAGGCAGCAGTCGGTCAGTAATCGCTAATCTGATCGAGCTGTCAAAATCGCCGTAGTGGTCGATCTCGTACTGTAAACAGCGCTCAAGAATCACTGAAGCGGTACGTCCGACCGGGTCGGAGTCTTTCCAGCGCCTGGCCACCTCTGCCCGTGGCGTTTTGCCGTACAGCGCTGGAATCATGGTCTGGATATTCGACCACAATATATTAAAGCGCTTCCCGCTAGTAGCCCAGCCGGCGCGGTCGTCTCGATATCTTTTAACTATCTTATCGCCGCGCTCGATAAATTTTTCATCTTCGCGCTTGGCAAGTTTTAGCTCTGCATTCCACTTTCGTGCAGCGTCAACCGGATTTATTGAAAGTGCATTCAAGGTACTATCTCCACCCTAACCGCGCCGTTTGCTACCATCGGCGTGCCGTTAGAATATGTCGCCAGTGCGCCTGTCGAGACACACAAAGCGCCGTCGTTAGCTCTAGGCAGTCCGTTAGACCACACCACACCCACAGGAAGTCCAGCAGTCGCGTCAAAGTATCGAATCTGCCCTGCGTCTGTCATTAAAAGACCATTAGCGTACTCATCGCCACCTGTAGCAATAGCCCTGTTCAAATCACCAGATAAAAGCACACCGTTCTGAAATGTGTCTGTCGGCTGAATAGCGCCAGTTCCTAATTGCACCAGGTCATTAACCACTGTAAATATAGACATTAGTATCTTTCCTGTGGGCGTTTAACGTCTTGCCATAATTCATCTAGAGGTGCCGTAATTATGACACCGTTTTGTGCTTTTATGTTGAATTTTGCGGGTTTTTCGGGTTCTTTTGGCTTAATTTGTTCCGCTATCAGGCATCCGTAACTGAATCCGTCGCCATCATGTGATGCCCAATTGTGGTCTGGGTCGCTTGAAAATATGCGTCTTTCCTCGTCCCATATATAACTCCAAGCGCTTAAACCTTCTAGCCCTTTTTCACATTTGTCGGAAAATTCGCATCTTTGAATAATCCTTCTGGCGGCGTTTACTCTGTCTGCTTTTTTGCTGTCTGGCGTTATTTTGACGTGCGAAGCGCCGAAATACTTAAGGAAAATCTCTACTGCGCTATATTTTGCCGCAAAAGTCTTATTTCTTGCGTCATGGGGTAGCCATATATTGCCTAAAGCAGATGAACCATTGGCTCGTTTGTACTGGCTTATTTTGTCGCGCAAACGATCACACCACTGGTCAGCGTCTAAACCAAACCCGCAGTCATAGTCAAAAATCGTATAACCGCCGATTGTTGGCTGCCAGAAATACCATGTTGACGTATCTTTTCTGCCTATGTCTGCACTGATATAAAAATCAGCGCCATCTGGGTCAAATTCAACATGAGAACCTATCCGACCCTGTTTTTCCAGCTTTGATATTCCAGCCGCTAGTATCGCGCCAATGTTCGACGCAGTAAAGCTGCACATATATTCTTGGTCAAACTTAGATAATCCGTAATCCTCGCCAAACTCGTCAATAAATGCTTTTTTCTCTTTCGCTATTTCTTCTAACGTCAAGACTTTTGTTTGCTCAACGTCTAAAATTTCTGCATAAGCGTCCGGGTTGTTTCTTGCCGCCTGGAATGTCTTGTATGCGTGATTTTTGCCGCGTGGCGTTGTAATAAATATCTGCCAGCCTTTATTTTCTGCAAGAATCGGGCGAAAATGCGCTCTGGAGTTTGGATTAGCAAGCGCCCACTCTGAATATACAATCCCGGCTGGCGTAGCGCCGACAAGACTGTTGTAACTATCGCTCCCGACAACTTGCCACGTTGACCCGTTTTTGAACTCGATCATCATTTCCTGATTTCGGGTCGTTTTTCGTAGCTCAACCGGGAAAGCCTCATCTATTCGCTTTTTGCCAGTGTGCGGGTTTACAGCATCCCAAATAGCTTTACGTGCTTGAGAGTATTCCGGGAGCATGTGCCAATAACCTGCCACTCTCTCAAAAACAGCACACGCCGCGCGGTGCAATGCTATTTCGTCTTTGCCTGACCGCCTGTGCCAGATCAATTCAGCATGCCGACCACCGCGCTCTAAGTATTTCCACGCTTTCTTTTGATAACTACGTGGCTCCCAGTTGTTGGGCAATACGATTTTAGTCATCAGAAAATCGTTTGATTACAACCGTCAAAGCTCCACCATTGTCCCCAACATGCTCAGTTCGTGCTAACTTGGGCGCAGCAAACTCAGCCAGCTTTGCCAACAGGTCAAGGGCTTTGCCGGGGTCTGGCTTGATTTCTCTTTCTAAATCACCTTCTGCCACTATTGTTAGCCACTTGGCAACGTTATCGGCATTACCCTCCAACAGCTTATTGATCGTTTCCCTGAATTCGCGTGTGGCTTTGTTCGGTGTCCCGGCAGTTCTTCCTCCGGTCTTCGGTGTTCCTTTAGGCCGACCAAAGCCGGATTTCGGCTTAGTAGTCATAATCTATCCATTTTTTACTATAGATAGGTTTATTCTA